TTAATACTTGTTAAATTATTTAATTTTGCAATGTGTTCTGTTGGTGGTCTTTTACCTAATCCATATACTACATCTGATAATCCGTTCTCTTGAACAGCACCTTGATTATCTAATCTGATACTATCAGGTTGTTGGGATATACCGTTCAACAAATTTTGGATTGATGATGATATAAGTCTTGCCATTATTCATTACTTCTTTAAATCCCCGTCCGTTAAAGACGAGTATTCGGGTTGATAACCTTTTCTATCTATTACTCTAAAGGTATCATAATTATCAAATATAGAATGGTCACGAGTATCTCCTTCAGCTTCTTTTAACATAGTTAAAGCTGCCAACTCATCTTCTTGTTGGTATTGGTGTAAAGTTTGTGACGACAACATTCTATCTTGAAAAATTCTTGTTGCTCTTATTGAAATGTATCTTCTAGCTGCTTCAGGTACTTCTGTAAAATCTAATAACCAAACAATAGCAACATATAATTCTGTTTCATCAATATTATATGTATGATTTTTTCTATCCCATAATTTTCTAGCACGTTCAGTCAAATCTAAATGAGCAGAATTATGACTGGTATCTATTCTTAATGCGTTTATTGGGAGGACGAATTGCGAACTTGCGTTTGGTGTGAGTTTATAATTTACGTCAGTATTGAAATGCCAACCGACACTTTGCACTTCTCTTGTTACGTTATCTAAAATTTGAATTGCAATTGCAACGTCAGTTGTTGTTGATTGTGTTATTGAGTTGACAGGGGTTTCGCCTATCGCAGTCATCATAACATTGACCGCTTCTAATTTTGTTGTAACTGTTGCCATAATATTAAAAATGAAAAAATAGAGAGGGCGATTTCTCGCCCCCTCAAATATCAAAATAATCAATAATGATTATGATGATTTGATTTCGATAGCTGTTTCTGGTCTTAATATGCCGTGTCCCATTGCGTATTTTGCAACCATTAGTGTCCCTTGACGTCTCATATCGTATTCCATTTCAGTCGAAAGGTCTAATAGTTTAACAGTACCCGCACAAGACTTATGCCATACTAATCCTAGCGTGTTTGTAAAGTCACCTGCTAGTGAAGAATCAGAACCTTGTGCAACACCTGAATTGATGTTACTTGACGGCAGATTGTTAGTAGGAAATATATTTATTCCTGCTACTTTTAGTACTCTACCTTCTGCAATCGAACCTTGTCCACCGAAATCTCTGTTAATAACAGTTGTTCCTTGAACTAGGTTGTAATAAGTTGCAGGGGCAACAGCACAATATCTGTCGTCCTGTGGTACGTCAGCTTCGTCTAATTTAGCTGCAGCGTCAAAAATTGTTGCTGCTGCTGATGTTGCGTTAGTCGCAAAGTCAGCGTCAGTCAATTGTTGACCTGCTGCTTGTGGACTAGCTGCACCACCTCTTGAAGCTAAAAGCATTGCTTGATAGACGTGCTTGTCCATCTGATTAGCGAGAGCTTTCCCTAGCTCAGCACTATAAATGCTTCTAACGTCGTAATGGTTCATTGCCTCATCAATATTAGCGATGAATACTGGTGCAATTAATAAATCCATAATCGAAATTGTTCTTTCGTTATGAGTTATTGTGCCACCAGTTATTTCGTTTCCTGCTGTGTGGTATGAAGCTGTTGCTTTACCTGTAACTGGAAACTGTGCTGATTTACCAGAACTGATTGTTCTAACCATATGCTTATCTAATGTAGAATTAGCTGTTTCGAAAGCCGTGATAACTTCTCCTGCAAATACTTTTAAAAATAATGCTGAAGTAGAACCCGAACCTGCCGCTTGACCAATTCTTGATACAGTAGCGTTTGACATAGTGTTATTCTCCGTTCATAAGTTGTTGGGTAGTTAACTTAACTAAAATGTAACAAGCAGTTGCAAAATTGTCTTCCGCAGAAGGTTTAGTCTTACTAATTACTTTACTTGTGGTGTAACTACATAACCACAAATTCTTTATAATATATCTGACCTAGAAAGTTTATCTTGTACTTCTTTTCTAAATGCAGGGTCAGATTGGTATTTAGGATTTGCCATATCAGCTTTCATTTGTGCAATACTTTCGTATTTTACTCCTGAAGACACAGCACCACTTTCGCCTGTAACTAAACTTGGTTCTGCGTTTTCTGATGAATAACGAGCAAACATACCTCTTATTGTATATAATGCTGTATTATTATCTTTTTCTATACCATCATTAAACATTTTTACTTCTTCAGGTGTAAGAGTGGTTTTTACCCAATCAATCATTTTTGCGTAACCATCTTTACCACCTGTTAAATCATATGCTTGATTTTCAAATTTTTCTGAAGACGCTTTTACACCTTCAACATAATTATCTATATATGATTTAGGTAATCCTGCTTTTTCTAATTTATCATAAGTTTCATCACTTAACTTACCAGTTTCTTCGAACTCGTCAGTTAATTGTTGAAAGTTTATGTTTTGAAAACCTTGTGGTTGTTCCTCAACTTTTAGAGGTACTTTTTGTTCTTCTTTTTGACCACCAAGTTTTTTCTCTAATTCTTGATAAGATTTAATTAAATCTTCTTGCGTATCAAATTTACCAAGTATTTTTTCTTTTGGTTCTTCTATTTTAACTTCAGGGGTTTGTTCAACACCTTCAGCTTTTTCAACCATTTTATCTATATGCTCTTGACTTTCTTTATTCTCGTCAACAGGTATAGTTACTTTTTCTACCATTTGTTAGTTCTCCTGATTATTGTTTTTTTGAGTTTCCTTCACGCTGTCTCTTACCATACCCATACCCTCTTTTGCTACCTGAGGTGCGACTTGTGCTTGTAACGCTTGTTCTTGTGCCAACTGTGCCTCTTGGGCTAATTGTTCATCTGATTTAATTAAACCATTCATATCTACTCCTAGAGAACTACCTATTCTTTTTATATATTCTCCGATATTTAAAGTACCTAATCCTGATTCTCCAAAAGGTGCTATCTGTTGTATAAATGTATTTAATCTTTGTAAATCTGTACTTCTACCTAATGCTTCAAGACCAGTTACAATTTTAGGTCTTACTTGGTCTTTTGGTAATTTAGGTAATCTACCTGCTTTTTCCATTTGAAACATTAATCTATTAATTAATGGTAATTGTAATTCTTGTGATAATAAAGAATATAAACCACCTAAACTATCGTCTAATTCTTTACTTACAAATTCTATTTCTCTTGCTGTAACTCTTTCGGCGTCTCGTTGGACAGAAGCATTAAGCATAAATGCAAATTGCAATCTGTCTTGTATCATTCTCATTGTTTGAAATGCTATATTAAAGTCAGCACCTTTATTCATTTGTAATGTGCTAACATCTTCCGCATTACCTTCTCTTATTGCACCATTAGGACTTTCAGATAAAGTTTTTAAACGAGTACTTCCATTTGGTTTGACGAGAAATAATACTTTACTAGCAGCAGCAGAACCTTCTACTACTGACCTATATAATGCTTCAAGACTACGTAAGTCACCAATATATTCTTCTATAAAACCTCGACCCCAATCTTCTCCACCTATCGAAGTATATCGTAGAGGAATAAAGGGGGATTTATCCATAGGGTAAGTCCCTTGACTGTTAGGTATTTCTTTTCCGAATACCTCTTGGTGGACAACCCACCCTTTACCATCACTCTCATCTTTTCTGACGTAAGTGAAAATGTCAATATTGTTTTCATAATTAGATTTATTTTCTCCTTCCATCATTTGTTGCACAACAAGTGGTGCTGATGAAGGACTTACTGTATCTTTAGTAATAATTTCTACTACGTTTCCAATAAAATCTCTTTTAATTACATATCTGCTTATGTGATAAACTTTCATTTGTAAATCAGGAGTAACATATAAAAGTACGTTTCCTGCTACAATCAAATGTCTTAATGCTTCATATAAAGCTGTACGAAAATTATTTACTTCCATTTCGTTCATTACAACTCTTTCTATTGAAGACATTGCAGCTTCTACTTCTCCTTTTGCAGCTCCACCACCAATTTCTGCTAAAGTAAATTCATCTATTGCTAATCTAAAAA